GAACTGTGACAGTAAGTGTAGATGTAACGGTCGGGAATAACCTTCCTCGCCTCAGTCAAGTACAAAACTTGATCGCGGCAACTACTACTATCAAGGCAGTTCGTCACCAGATATTCACATCAAATGGTACGTACACTCCTGACGCTCATTTGATGTACGCCGAAGTCATCGTTGTTGGTGGTGGGGGTGGTGGGGGTGGCGCCTCCCTGGGCGGCACCGCAGGTGGTGGTGGTGCAGGTGGTGGTGCAGGTGGCGCTGCCATGGGACTGTATTCAGCAGCCACTATCGGCGCATCCAAATCAGTAACAATCGGTGCAGGTGGTACTGCTGGGTCATCTGGAGGAGGGATTGGTGGTAATGGCGGTACTACCAGCTTCGGCGCTTTACTCAGCGCTACAGGCGGCGTTGGCGGTAACTGGATAGGCGGCGGTCCTTGGGCCATTACTTCAGGCAGCGTTGGCGGTAGTGGCTCGGGCGGATATGCTGCTTTCGGAGGCGGTGGTGGTGGTAACGGTGGTGGTGGTTTTTCCAGCGGGGCATTTTTGGTCGGTCACGGTGGTACTGGTGGCAACAGTATCTACGGTGGTGGTGGTGCGGCAGGTGCTTCAGGCGATACTCAAACAGGCGGATCGGGGCAGGCTTATGGGGCCGGTGGTGGCGGTGCCGGTATTGCTGGGACTAGCGCAGCTGGCGGAGCCGGTGGTGGCGGTGTTGTTGTGATCACAGAATATTGCTCGTTGTAAGGAGTAGACATGAAAACTTTTGCCTTTGTCCCCACGGTCCCAGGATTGGTGCATGAGGTCTTCGTCGGTGATCAAATGTTCGAGGTGCACGAGGATATTGCTGTACTATGGTATGAAGCCCCATCAGGCATCAAGGTCGGTGATCAATTCGACGGATCGAACTGGGTATCCGCGACACCACAATCACCAGTCGGTGCCCCCTCCCGTATCAACCAAATCAAATCAGACCTTGCGAATATCGATCTGAAAAAAATTCGGGCGATGACTGATGCGATGCTTACCCAGGATCTGTCACGCCTTCAAGCTCTTGAAGCAGAACAAGTCTCATTGCGCGCAGAACTGAAACAGTTGGAGTCATAACATGCGTATTACTACTGAGCAATATTTCGAGAAGCATATCATGCTTCACCGCCTTGAACTGACTGATTCGATCAAAGCGAATGCTGAGATCACAGTCAACCGAGTGAATGCCTTGCTCGATGCGGTAGCCCGAGATGGGATCGGCATTACTCTCCATCCGGAGTCTATGAGCCCAATTTCATCGGGTTGGCGTCCTCCCGAAGTCAATGCCGCTACGCCTGGGGCCGCTGTCAATTCCAAACATATGACGGGTCAAGCATGTGACCTATACGATCCTGATGGTGAACTCGATGAATGGTGTTTGGCCAACTTGAATATTCTTCGAGAATTGGGGTTGTGGATGGAACATCCTTCAGCCACCAAAGGGTGGTGCCATGTGCAAACAGAAGCACCGAAAAGTGGACGGACTGTATTTTACCCTTAAGGAGTGAGCATGGACTGGCAAGCAGCACTGAAGGCAATAGCCCCAACTTTGGCGACCGCTTTGGGCGGCCCTTTCGCAGGTCTTGCGGTGGACTTCATTGGCGGACATCTCAATATCCAACAACCTACGCTGGATAAGGTCAAGCAAGTCATCGCGCAGGGCCAATTGTCTGGTGAGCAGATCCTGCAACTGAAAAATGCAGAGCAAGCATTCACAACCAGAATGCGCGAACTCGATATCCAAGAGTCTCAGCTGGTCTTCAATGACCTGGACTCAGCACGAAAGAGGGAATCGGCTGTCAAAGACAGTACCCCGCGAATTTTGGCGTATATGGTTGTCGGCTCAACCATCGTGCTCGGATTCTTGGTAGCTATGGGTGATGTAGCCAATCACGTCACAGTGACTTCAGCCGGGATGATCGGCACCGTGCTCGGGTATTTGGTGTCTGAATCCAAGCAGGTGCTGTCATATTACTTCGGGTCTTCCGCTGGGTCGGACAAGAAGACCGAAATCATGGCCGCTAAAGATCAATCTTGATCCTGGGATTCCTTCTTCGGGAATTTCACAGATTTAGCAGCGGCTTCAATTGATGACCAAAGGTGTGGTAACGCATCTTTGGTCAAGTCATATGCGGTTGAGCTTCCCATCCACCCCTTATTGGGTCGCACTCTCTTGAACCCGATTTCCCGCAAGATGTTCTGTACGCGGGCAGTATCGGCGGAGTTTTGACGTGCACTGTCCACCTGCAAGACGATCCCCAAGATTGACGCAATGGCCCCGGCACGGATGATCAAGTTTCCAGTGGGCTTGCCGAGCGCATATTCCGGAATTGCGTGCAGTGCTTCCGTGTAGCTGTCCGGATCAGTTAGCGCGTTACGAACTTTAATGTACCATGGATCTGAATCTTCGAGCTGGACTTGGCGCATTTCCTGCTCAGCCAATACCAATTCCTTGGGCACCGAGTACCAATCCTCACCGGCCTCGTAAGCTTCAACAGCCTCAGCCCAGAGCTGATCGGTGTCTGACTGAAGTTCCTCCAGGCGGAGGGGGCCGGTAGCCCCTGCAGCCACTGGCCAGAACCGGCGAGCCCCAGACGCGTCGGCAATATATGGCCTGTCTGTCTCGTTGGTGGTCCCAGAGAACACACACGTCCTGGGGTAGCACTTCGAATCCCGCTCGTAACTTAGCCGCTGATCGTCGTGTGTCTTTGTGAGCAGTGCTTTCAGCGTCTCGATTTCAGATTTACGGATGGTGGCCAATTCAGACATTTCAACAATCATCTTCCCGATGATCGAGTGAACCATATCTTTCTGTGCGGCGTCTGACTTAATGCCACCAGAGTATTCCAAATAAAAGTCACCGCCAAGTATGCGGAGCGCCTTGGATTTACCAATACCTTGCTTGCCTTCAAAAATCAACATGTGGTCGACTTGGCAACCGGGGTCCATAGCACGTGCCACAGCGGATATGAGCCATTTACGGCCCACAGCTCTTGTGTACTTATCGTCTTTGGTCCGCATGTAGTGCGGCAACCAAGAGTCAAGCCGCTTGACCCCGTCCCATGTCTTCCGCTTGAGAAATATACGAAGCGGATTAACGCAATATTCAGCAGCAATGTGTCGGATGGCCTGGGCGCAATGGGTCTGTTTGACCCAGATGTCACCGGCTGAATGGAATTTAACCATGAGCCCAATTTCATGCTTCTCTTCCAACTTTTCGGCGTAGATGTCACCGATATCACCAACACGGACCCGCTGATCGTAGTCAGCTGTCCAATAACACGGTACGATTCCTTCTGACTGATACGACCTGATCCGATTGATGAGCCCGACAATATTGCCTTTCTCATTGTTCTCACCAATCACTTCCTTCATGTATCGGCGGCGCTCGACCTTAACAGCTTCTTCGAGAATAAGAAACCGACCCCGTGGTACTTCTTTCTTGAGCTTACCGAAGATTTTGTCAAGCTTATTACCAGTCGCACATGCAGATTGGACCAATTCATGGTCCACTTCCTCTTGACTACCTTGACACCATTCAATTAGACGACGTTGTACATCATCCGGGTCACGGTAATTGGGGTCGATCTTTTCACGAAACTCCTTCCACCGGTACTGGGCACAAGAGTGGTGCAGACACCGAAAGACTGGGCGATTATTCACCAGCCCAACGATAGGTCCCTTGTGGTTGTGATCGAATGGGCAATGGTTCAGGACCCACTTCTGACCATCGTGACCGAAGAGTGGACGAGGGCCAGAGGCTACTGTCACCCCTCGGTCGGAGAGCCACTTCACCATATCTTGGATGTACTCACCGGTCGAGTCTTTATACTCGTCGGATCGAGAATCCCTGAGAGCACGTGCAAGTGTCTCAATCAGCTGGCGTTCGACGTAATGGAATTCTTTTGGAATCGCAGTAAGGGCAGCAAGACGCCATGGTCGGTCAGCAGTGTCGTTGCCTTTAGCGGATACCGTGCCGTAAACCTTCCATACGCGGGCGGCATTGAAATTGGTGGTGTCAACATCAACTTTGTCATCGGAAAAGATCGACGACAACATTTTCAGAGCGAATTCAAAATCCGCAAGTGCGTCCTTATCATTCGGCTCATCGACTCGGTACATAACGTGCCAGCCATTACCGCTACATGCTTGAACGGGTTCTGGCCACCCCAGAGAAGTCAACCAATCAACAACTTCTCCGGCTTTGATTTTCGCTGATTCCAACTCAGCGTCTGTAGATGATATCCCCGAGGGACGTTTAGGATCGAAGTCAATCAGGAACCAATTACGCTTAACAATTTCAGCGTCTGTGGTCAGTGTCTTTGTTAATTCCAGCTTGTTCTCATTACGAGCAAGCAGTGCCGGATTAACAGGATTTGCGGTCACATAAATGGCCGTAACATCGCCGTTGTATTTGGTGATCGCCGTTGCCGCTTTTGCAGTATCGTTGAAATAACCAGCAATGGTACCGTATCGGGTGGCGTTAGGAATACGCACCTCAAACACGCTTCCAGGTTCGTGCATTAAATCAAGAGCGGCCTTGATCATCAGCACAGGTTTATTCTTACCGTAAAAGTCCTTCATCACGTCTCCGATCGGTGATTGTACGTAGTATTCTCGGCAATGTCGTGCGGATCTCAGAAGGCCGGATAATCGCAGTGGCCATGCCTTCCAGATTGGGGACTGTCAGCTTCTTCAGAAACTGTGTGTGCCAGTGCCCGGGTATAATATAGTCGCACTTATCACCAAGGCGCATATAGAGGTAAACGGGTATTCTCTCGTGATGGGCCTGAATCCAACGATGCTGTGATGGTTCAAGCGTGAATTTATGTGCTTCTTTACTGGGATCATAGTCGATGGCCTTCAACTCAAGCCATCCGGTTTCATATGACCCACCGAACATAACAAAAGACAGATCAGGGACACCAGGATTGATTTCGCGGTCCTCGTGCCACGTCATTTCCCAATGTCCCTTCATCTGTTTTGCGATGTCCTTTCGCAAAACAGTCTCGGGCAGATCACGACATTTCGTACGCATAGAATACTGCTTGATTACGAACATGATCGACCACATCAGCCGGCCAATCCACATTGCGTATCAAATTCTGAAACTGCTTTTCGAGCCCAATTTGGGCGTGCTTGGCTGTGATATCAACACCGTGCAAACGGACGAACCATCACAGCATCGTTGGATTCAGGCCCTTCACATGATCATCGGGCACCAAGCATAATGCCTTCGGTAGCGTGGTCTTCTCCAGGTGGGACAGACGCGAATGCAGTGCGCCAGCTACCTTAGTATGCGAGGGGATGTCGCCCGTAAACACCTCACCCAGGTCGTGAACCAGGGCTGCTGTCGTGACCCCTTCGGCTGGGCCGAAGAACATTTGAGGAGCACCATTCGCGATGACATAGGCGAGCAAAGCCACGTTTGCAGAGTGCTCAGCCAGTGTCTGTTGACGTGTAGTGTCGATCATGTGCCAGCGCTTCACAGCATGGAATCGCATCACAGATTCCAACTCCGAACGGTCATCACCGTAGGCGTAAAAAGGATTGCTCATTTATCTTCTCCAATGTGCTTGTAGGTACCAGCCGGGGTCATCGTCCAGGCGCGTTCACCCAGAACGGCCAACTTCTTCCGCACTTCGTGCTCGATGTCGATACCGTGGCGTTTTGCGTAATCAAGGGTCAAGATGAACAAGTCGGCCACTTCACCGGGGTGTTTGGGGGTACCATTCGAAGCAATGACCTCGGCCATTTCTTCATAAGTCTTCAAGTACATCGAAGCGTCAGTCCGGTCCGGAAACAGACGGTCCGCGACCGATTTCACGAGTTCTGCCAGAGAGTCAATCGGGGTGATCATAATTTCTCCTTCTTGCATTTCCCATCCGATACTCATATTACACCTTGTCGATTGTGGTAAAATCAGCACGAGTCATGACCTGACTGTCATCGGCACCAAAGCCAATGTGCGACACACGAGGTTGATTCAGTGCCGACCGTTCGATCCGGTCGATCAGGGGCTGAACATCAGTGATGTCCAGATAGTTTGCGAAATTCAGGAAGATATTGGTGTTCCAATATCCACCGCAATGGAACATGGCATGTTGCATTTGCAGATCGCTGAATGTGAAAATCCGACGAGGGAGCTTGGTGACCGTTGTCAGCTCCGGGTCCACACCGAGTTCATCCCACTCCAGCTCGGTCTGGTCTGGGTAACACGGGCCAGAAGACCCATCACGATTGTTCACACGAATCGGGAATGACCGCACAGTACCCCATACTTGGATTTGAGGGGCCCATTTGAATGGGAGGCCGCAATCAGCAGCGATCTGCCAAGGCGTCACGTCACGTGATGTGGTGTACGGGTACTGGCCATGGTACATCGAGAGACTGAACCCCTGAGCGCCTTCAACGATACAAGACTCAGACTCAGCCAGCGCTTGATCGTATTCTTCCTTGGTCACCACGAAATTCTCAAGGGGGCCATGATCGAACCGGGCCTTTGCAGTGTTCGGCAGTTCAGGATTCCGTCGAATGCGCTCGATATACGCAGCGCCGACGCCTTTTGCCGTAGACCCAATTTTCGTCATCACCGATTCACTTTCGGCGTGGTAGTCTTCCACCACTGCGGCAAACGGGTGGATCATGATGGTCTTGCCGGAAAGGTGACCAGCGTAGCGCTTGATCTCTTCGATCAGAGTTTGACCGTGGATCGCAGCACCTGGGCCGATCAAGATGCGTTTGACCGTAGGGCTGGTAATCGCAGTCGGGAGCTGCTGGGTCATGACATGAATACCACGCTCCTGGTCAATGTATGTGTGCCCGGCATTGGTGGCGAATGAACAAACAGCAGTATCGTAGGTACCGCGCTTAGCGAGGTACCCGGCCAGCAGGCCCTTACCGGTGCTCCCGTATTGGAAGTCCATGATCATATCACATTGATGCATTTCTATCTCCTGTTAAAAAATCGGCTTCTCACCGATGGGCGCGAAATCTGACTTCAAAAATGGGTGCCACCGAAGATGCATGCTCTTACCGTCCAGTACGATCTCGTCGTCAAACTGGGCAACACAATGCTTCTTCGGATCAATAGGATATTCTTTCTGCCAGTGACCTTTCAAAGGCATAGTCAGTGCCGACTTACCTTGAAGTTCTTTGATATAACCGACATATTGTAGACGTTTC